TAAGGCTAGTACCGCCATGATTAACTCCTATGTATTATCATATTTAGACTGTCTATATTATATACACTATGATTGGACTTAGTGCAACCAAAATCTATAAATAATCTATTAGTTTTGAAAAAAAATTGGTGCCCAAGATTAGTATAGTTTCAGCAAACTTGGAGTGGCTGTTGTGCTTTGATTACGCATCACAACATTTAACACACTGGCCCGGGTTGACTTATGCCTCAACAAGTTCGCGGCGTGTTGCACCACAAAAAGAGATAGAACCAAAATCTATAAATAATCTATTAGTTTTGAAGAAAAAATTGGTGCCCAAGAAAAGACTCGAACTTTCACGGACTTTCGTCCACAACGACCTCAACGTTGCGTGTCTACCATTCCACCACCTGGGCAATAAACTGTTTAGAAGAACACTGTAAGAAACGAAGCCGCCTTAGGGACTCGAACCCTCACTAGTTACTGAAGAAGCGGCAATATGACTTCACTAGTTTAGTTTCTACCTGAACAGTGTTCATCTAACAAGTTTGGTACTCCCTACAGGATTCGAACCGGTGACGCTCTCTAATCTGGAGACGATGCTGGATATAAGCCAGGTGTTTTACCGCTAAACTAAGGGAGCAAACTTGGTGCCCTGTGGCAGAGTCGAACTGCCGCCTACTGATTACGAAACAGTCGTTCTACCATTTAACTAACAGGGAAATTATCTTGTAGAATTATCTCTATGCCACTGACCATAAACACAATGTAGGAACTCGTGACCTGCAAACTCAGGCTCATATGAAATAGATGGATCCATCATGTGTATAGTGCATTTACTTTGATCATTTTTAAATAAAAGAGAAAATGCTGCCAAATTAGGATCAGTCACGCCATATTTACGTGCTTCTTTTTGTAAGTCATTTCTTGATTCGTAGGTAACAATATCAACAGTAACTCTACTATTCTCGTATTGTTTTTTGCCAAATTGGTAATTATCAGCACTAAGTAAGAACAAAGACAATATTGCTAGATTCTTCATAGGAACTCTCCTATGCATATTTATGCTTTTCCTATTCCAAACGGTTATCGAAAAGGATTCACTCGCAAGAATAAGATGGTAGGGGTAGAGGGACTCGAACCCCCAATCCTCTCGGAAGAGCATTTTGAGTGCTCCGCGTAGACCAATTCCGCCATACCCCCATATATACCGATTCCACCATCGGGGCAATAAATTGAACCGTTTTGTTTTCAAAACCCACCAAGAGAACTTAATCTCAATCTGGTATTGGTTCAGCAGACGGTACTGCTTATGATTGGTGCGAGTAGAGGGACTCGAACCCCCACGGTTGCCCGCTAGTACCTAAAACTAGTGCGTCTGCCAATTTCGCCATACTCGCATTCTTTACCTTACTGTAACAGTAAGGGTTATTTTTGGTGCCGAAAGCCCGGATCGAACGAGCATCTCCTGAGCTTCAATCAGGCGCTAAGACCACATCAGCTATTTCGGCGTAACATTCGGAAGAAGGAACCATGTTACCTTCAATCACACAATCACTCATACGGCTGATTGCGACCCTTATTGGCGATGCTTGGAAGAATTGCACTTCCCTATTCTCCTAACCGAGAACTGAAGTATGGGTTAGCATAACTTCATTCGCCACTTAATCGGAGCACCAAAATCTTTGGACTTACCGTGCACAACACGCGCCGAGTTATATTTGAATAGTCACGAAAACACACTTTACGTCAACCCTAAGACTAAGGTCTTCTTGTTTCGTTTGGTTGGATTCGAACCAACGCACGGACCCTGCTCTACCACTGAGCTACAAACTACTCCGATACTAAGACATGCTCTGGCCAGATGCACTCTTAGAATTGACGTAAAGTGTGCCACGAGTCGTGAGTTCATCAGGTTTCACCCTGCATCTCTTTACCCACAACCCGTGACAACTTTACTGTTCTTTCTAACGATGTCAAAGAACAGAGAACTTCTCTTGTCACTCTCTACATTCTCAATGTACGACATAACAGGAATAATGTCAATCAAAAAATTGCCTGCTTGAGAATTATTTTTGACATCGTTTAATTGGCGGGACCGCATTTTTTCTCTTGGTTACTTCTATTTTTGGAATATAGACATGCAAGACGGCCCCATAAACTTTGGTGGGTCTAGAAGGAATTGAACCTTCCACCTCTGTCGAGTCAGGACAGCGTTCTACCAATGAACTATAGACCCGTTGATTGGCGCAGATAGAAGGATTTGAACCTACATGTATCCAATTAGCTTTCTCCTGTTTCGAAGACAGGCGCTCTATCCGGCTAAGTTAAGGAGACATAAATTTTGGTGGGTCCTCTGGAACTCGAATCCAGAACCTTCCGATTAAAAGTCGGACGCTCTAACCATTGAGCTAAGGACCCGTTGACTGGCGCATCTGGTAGGACTCGAACCTACATGTATCCAATTAGCTTTCTCCTGTTTCGAAGACAGGCGGCATACAGATGCATTATAATGAGTGATGGTGCCGCCTGACGGAATCGAACCGCCGACATTCTGATTACTAGACAGATACTCTACCAACTGAGTTAAGGCGGCTTTTTATGGTACCGAGAGGATTGTGCTGGGGGACTAGGGCTCGAACCTAGAACCTTCGGTACCAAAAACCGACGCACTACCAGATTGTGCTATCCCCCAGCGCAATCCTCTCTTTCATATCAAAATGTGTCTCTCGCTAACGCCTGTATCTTTGGCGCTAAGCACTGTGTTTAAATTTTGATATAGGTTAGCCTTTTATTGACAAGCGAGACTATGTTGTCCGGCATTTCGGACTTGCCCGCTTGCAGAGGATCACATTGTCCTCTACTGAAAGTTTTTACTCTCTGCGTTACCTCCGCAGATTTCATCCCTGACACCGCCCGTTCATTTTTTATAGTGCTTTGCAGCCTCGTTCCGACTTGCACTTTTGTAACAAAAAGCCCTGAGAATCTTGCGAATCCCAGGGTCAAAATAAACAAATGTATCTATGTTTACCTGTTTCCTGGATCCTCTAATAGATTAAAGGCGCCGCGAATGCTTGTTGGATATACGTCCGCAACCGATTCCATTGAGGTTTTTCTTCCCCAGAGCATGTGCTGTTGCAGCGATATCGAACATTTAGTAATCATATAGTTTATTTAGTCCTGGTTTATAACATGATGTTTTAACGGCTGTTTTTCGAACGTTCGTCAACTCATCATCTTCTAACTTATATAGTCCTTTCATTCAGATGTCAAGAACTTTTTTAAAATATGTAAACTTTAGAGGCGACCGCTGATATCAATGATGTCGTAGTAGTCGCGCGGATATTCTTTAGCTTTTTCACTCTCAACATACGCCTGAGCCTCTTCATAAGTCTCAAACGACTCGTCGAAGTTGTCCGAGTCGGGATAATATAGATCGTATGCCAGTACCCAATAAGTCTTCATGATTCTTCCTCTTTTAGTAGTTTTGAGTTTTTTCTTGCTTGCGGTTGTAAGAGCCCTTGCCCTTCTTAGGGATATAGGCCTTCGCGATGTTAAACTTGTAAGCATGTTTAGCAACTGGATTAGACATTTGTTTCTCCCTTCGTTTCAATCTATAATTCAATATAGCACCGGGTTATTTATATGTCAAGCCTTAAATCACTTATAAATAACTTTATGGACTTCACCGCCTTCTCCCACGGACAAATCCAATCTAAGGTTTGGCTCTGCAAAGAGCTTGAACCACACCTTCCTGCTAACGCTAGGGTAGCTATCTTGGGAAGCTGGTATAACGTACTGGCTTTCATGCTTCTCGCGCGAAACAGTGACCAATATCAAGAGATTTTAGGAATAGACATAGATGAAGATGCAGTCATGGTATCAGATCATATAACTGATGCTTGGAGAATCGGAACCGATGCAAAGGTAACTAATGTCGTAGCAGATGCAGGTACCTATGATTTATCCGGTTATCAGGTGGTGATAAATTGTTCTCCGGAACACATGAAATCTAATGATTGGTTCGATAATTTAGCTTCCAAAACACTTGTTTGCATCCAATCAAGTGACGTAACAATCGCAGATGATAGTATCTGGAAATGTGTCAACCCTAATCAATCATTAGAAGAACTTACAAAAAAATATCCCCTTGCACTATCTTACTTCTCAGAAACAAAAGAGATAAACTACGGTGATTGGGGATATAAGAGATTTATGATAATCGGAACTAAAGAATGATTCTATTGATTGCGTACATAACTGCTGCGATTTTTGCGATTGCTTGAATCTGACTGTCAGTTACCCCTTCAGCCTTCAATGTATTGATCATCCTTCCGGTATTGACTGAATTCTTATAGACCAGCGTTGATGCAAACACATACATTCCATACTGTTTTGGAGTGATTCCTCCATTTGTTTCATGTCCATTATACGAAAAATTAGATAGAGTCAGGTCTACTTGCTCCTTATCCGCATGCCATAGATAGATACTATACACATCATCTACCGCTGTAAGGGAAGCGGCCGTCTTTGCCGCTTCACGTTCCTGAGTCCCAAACAATGGACTATTCATTGCGATTTCTTCTGCTAAGCCGCCATTGCCCGAAGCGATTGCAGCCGCTAACGCACACCCATGTGCATCAATCTCATCCAGTCCTTGCAAGTCAGTCATTGCTCTTTCGAGATTTTCTGCGATGTCTTCTGAGTGTGAAGGGATACTACCCTTCACAAGTGTTAACCAATTCATATTTTATTATCCTTGAATATTTCGTAACAATTGACTTCAATGCAAGAAGTAAATGTCACGTTTTATTAATAATAACAGGGGTCAACCGTAATGTCAACCCCTGTTATTACTTTAAGTCGTAGCGTTATTTTCTGCTATGCAGGATCATAGTTACCGCATTTAGGTCGTTTTTTAATTTACGGTTATTACGATTTGCATCATCAAGTGCAGACTGCATCCCGTCGACTCTATTAATTAGATTCGACACCTTTGATTCTAATGCCACAATACGTTTGTCTACGACATTATCAATCGGCTTAGGTTTTGGTTCAGAATCGGAAGTTTCAGATGCATACATACTCATAATAGTATTTAGTTATTTTGTAACCAAGCTAGTACGTTTTCGGGAGACGATTCGCCGTATGGATCAGTCATACAATTGTGTTCGATGCCAGATTCGATAAACCACTGTTCGATCTTGCCATTGTTGACCACTACTGCATAACGCCAAGAACGGACCCCGAATCCAAGATTGTCCTTTTGCACCAGCATATTCATCTTGCTAGTGAATATTCCGGAACCATCAGGAATAACCTTTACGTTCTTAACACCTTGAGATTCTATCCACTTGTTCATCACGAAAGCATCATTGACTGAAATACAATAGATGTCGTCGATGCCTTGTGCCTTGAATTCATCGTACTTTTCTTCGAATCCTGGCAGTTGATATGTAGAACACGTTGGGGTGAATGCACCCGGAAGCGAGAAAAGTACGACTCGCTTTCCGCCGAAATAATCGTAAGTTGTGGTGTCTTCCCAACGATATGGATTCGGGCCTTCAATCGAGTCATCACGGACACGAGTCTTAAAGACTACTGCCGGAACGACAGTTGGTAGTAATTCAGTCATTTATTTTTCCTTTAAATTTGTTGCTAACGAGAGCGAAATTGCTTCAGCATACGCTCGACACCGGGACGCGAACGAGAAACACAGCGGCGCCAGATACGCTGAGGCATACCCATCTTCCAAGCCCACGCGAAGTCCATGACAACGAGACCAGAGACGAAAGCGACGATGACGTTAACCATTTCAAGTTCCTTTTGTTTGCAATCGATAATGTAATATAGCAAACTAAGATATAAATGTCAACCTTTTTTATGCATCAGACTGATTGTTATCGGCATCGAACCCTTTAAGGAATTTTTCTTCCTGAAAAGTCTTTTGATTCCGAACTCTACGAGGATTGCCGCAAACCATGCATCTTGGTCTTCCGCAATCTAACGCATGTTTCTTGGCCCATCGATGGGGTTGATCGATATTTGCATGGTTCCATAAACTATGCTTGGCGATCTTTAGTTGACGAGCAATCGCCGTTCGTGTCCTGCCAATTCGACTTGATTTCTTGAACTTGTCATCATTCATGGAATGTTCCTTGTTCTCTTATTAGAGTCTCTTGAAGTCGAAGTGTGTGGATTCTTGTTAGCTTTTAATGAAGCTGTTCTCTGTTTCGATGACCACTGTCTGACATTGTTAGTAGCTGATGCAACTTGTTGCAAAAATTTTATTCCAGAGCCAAGCCTATTCAGATTCATGATTTTTCCTCTAGTACTATTTATGATCTAGCACTAGCCAACCTAATTTGAGCAAATCTTCTCGGATAATAGGAGCCACTTCACCTTCGGAAAGATAACCGTCAATGCTAATGTCGGCGCAATACCAGTCTAGGTAATCGCCGCGTTGCTGCATATTTGCAATTATTCCCCCTGCTGCCCGCCATGATGCTGACCAGCGTTCTTCCCTAAGGATGGGAAACACTTCATTTTTTCTAAAATCGTTGTTACATATTGCTGCATACAAGTTCTGTGCATAGATATCTGATTCGCGGACCTTAGTGAGAATCCAATCATTGGTAAGAAGATCATATTCCATGCTGGATGTTTTCCAAGACTCGTCATTTTCTGAGTTCAAGTCGTTTTCGCGTTCTATGTCGTTCATAGAAGGTTCTTTCGCGTGTTATTTAATTGGTTGCGAATAGCGGAACTAAACATAGCGACAGGATAAAACAGGGTGACCGCCAATAGTATCAGTAGCATAAACATAGTCAAGATAGTAGTGAAAATCATTTTGACAATAAACTGCAAGAACGGTATCATACATCTATTTATTATACTACGATAGTTCTAGAAGTTAAATTGGGTCCTTGATGATTGATAGTTTGTCGAGTTGTCTTTCTTTATCTTTCTTTGCTCATCCTGCTAACCCAGCTGTAGCACGACTAAGGTTGTTAGTATTCCAGCTGCAAACGCATTAATTAACGTCAACGTATTACTTCGATTGTGCTTGATGTCATAATAGACGAGCGCAGTATTGAAGGCCAAAAAGATTAGGCAAGCAGCGAAATATAGCATATGTATATCTTTCTCGACTCACCCCGGACCCGTGATAGATTCATCTACTACAGGAGGCGCGGACGCCATGATGGGTGCATATATATTAGTCGGTTGACTATTATTAGCTGCTGGCATAGATGTACCTGATTGTGCATACATCAACTGTTGTACCTGAGAAATGTTCTCATCGATGATTGCAGGATTTTCAATACCCTTGACTGTTAGGTAGTTTTTACCTTCATATTCAACAACAGAAACGATGAAGTCGGTGTTTACCATCGATCTATTCTTTCCGTTTTCAGAATGTACTGTAATAAATTTGTTCATCATAATTCTCCTATGTGTATTTACTGAACGCAAATCGATTGCGAATAATTTTTACGTTGTGTTTGCCGGACAGAGTCACATTACTACGTAGAATACGGAAAATGTAAGAGCAGCGATGGGCATTAATGTTCACCTCATTCAGAACACTTACCGGTCTTGAACCAGTCAAGCACCTTGCGCTTGTCTTTACTGTAGTAAACAACACCTACGCAGCCGGATGAATCGGTGCGTCCATGAAGTGAAGTCTTGAACAGAGTTCCCTTCCAAGCAGGGCCGCCTGCTGACTTCCAGCGACCGCGATCAAACTTGAGTTCACCCACTACTTCACCTTCATACTTCACAGCAAAGGTGTGAAAGCGGTCGCTGGGGAGATCATGAAAACCGTTACGAACTTTAGCGATTGCCCACATCAGAAATTCTCCATACCCGCTTTAGGGGTGGCTATATAGCGGCCGTCGCGCCAGTCTACTGAAAAGTCGTAAACTTCTTTACAACGACGGGTGCGGACTTCATCACGCGCTTTGGTCCAGCCTTCAGCTTTGTAGATTTTATCTACGAGATCGGCCGGAATCGCAGCCTTTAGTACTTTACGCTTGCCAGCCATTAGATGCTTACCTCTTTGAACATCGTCTGTTTCCGTACTTGCTAAGTATCTGTTCTTGTTAGTAGAGACTAATACGGCTGATCAGGAGTGTCAACTGGTTTTTATGTTCCTCAAACGAAGACATGGCGATTATCATTTCCCACTCTGCTTTGTTGATCCGTTCTTGGTAAGCGGAGAGGTCGATGGTCTCGCCCTTGGCGATCAGTTCAGAGTTGAGCAGTATGAATTCAGCCAATTGCTTTTTGGTTGATTCGATAGCGTTCTTGGCCCGAGAATAGTCTCGTTGGGCGCGTTCCAGTTCGAGGTTAGCATCTTCAAATTGTCGTTGGTTCAACATCGTCTGTCTCCTCAGCTTATATTTTAATATAACAAAACGGGTAGGTGATGTCAACCGAAAAATTAAACGTTACGTTCAAATTCGAACTTGCGGCCATTCTTATAAAGATACCCGACCTGCTCACCCGGAGCTGCGGTATCATTGAAGCAAGTCATTGTGGGCCTGACACGATAGACTACCATTTTACCGTAGCGGTCAAAATCGTGATCCGCCGGATTACCGAAAGTTACAAGCACGAGATTAGGATTAGCGTCGCGGGCGCGGTCAGCCATAGAATGCATACGAGCAGTCATACGCTTGTACTCACCGCTGCGGTTCCAAGATTCCTTGTAAGCGTAAGCAGTCACACCAATCTCAATCGGCGCACCGATATCCATATCTGTTGCTTTGAGAGTGTTCTTGCGAAGCGTGTAAACGTAGATACCCATCTGCTACTTCCTTCTGTCTGTCTATAATTCATAATAGCAAAACGGGTATCCAGTGTCAACCGAAAAATTGCCAAAAAGTTAGATAATCAACATCCAAATATTAGCCTTGTAGTATTCTAATGTATCTTTACGTGCGGCCCTAAAGCGACCTTTAACTGAAACGGTTTTATTAGTAGATAGATAGTGGTCAAACAAGTCTGTCGTCGGACAGCGGGCTTCTACGCTCAACATGATGCGATCATCTTTGTGATGACGGAACCAATACTCGTGCGGACTATGGCCCTTACGATAGGCCCTAACTTTCTTGATGAAGGTTAGTTTCTGCTGTTCGGTTTCGTAGTTAAGTACTTCGCCCCTAAGAGGATGATATTGGCTATCGAACACCGAATCAAGTTCCTTGTCGTAGTGATAGAAATAAGGCAGCTTGTACAGCATGCCAGTATACTTAGAAGAAAATTGGTGTTTTCCATCAACTGTCTTGGTATCGCTGCTCAGGAAACGAGCCAAGTCTTGACGAAACGGAGTGATACGATCACTGCGAAGTGTAGTCAAAACAATCTTATCATTATAGTGTCTGCGAACAATTCCTGCAAAGACACGATCTTCTTCGGTAATCTGTTCTTTAATGAAGTTGGACATGAAATTGTGTCCAATGGTGCCGTTTTCTACATCAGGATTTTGGTTAGTTAGTCGATAAAGAACACAACTAAGCAGTAACGGATCCTCATGAGTTTCAGTTGTTGGTTCTGGAACATCAAATTTACTGCCCCAATCATGGGTGTCAATAACAGCCGGATCAAATCGAGTCATGCATATCTCCGAAACAAGCATTGTAAACAATCTTAGTCATTTTAACCCTCTATATAACAGTGTCGGATGCGTTCAATTCATCCTATAATTTCATGTTATAGATTTTTGAGGGGAAAAGCAAGCCGCAGCTTACCCAATTGTGATGTCTTCCATTCCGGCTACCCTCAATCTCACGACATGACCCAGCATAAAGTTCTTGCTATCCAGACCCTTCATTATACCTAGAAACTTGTTTCGCACTAGTGCGACCTCGTTGATTAATACCTCGAAATCGATTACCTCATCTTCGCCATCGACGTACTTTTCAGCGTCACGGCTAGACAATGCCCTGTTATATTTTTCTAGGTATTTTTGAAAATGGGTTCTACGAATCTTTCGTAATTGGATATTTAGGTAGTTGAGTACCGCTTCGATCTCTTGTAATTGATTGAAGCGATACTCAGCTATACCGGGAAGTGCAGCAATGTTCTTTTCAATGTTGCCGTATACCTTGACATCAGCCCTTGCTGACTGTATCTCGCTCTCGTAATGCGAGATAAAATCAGGGAGTACACTTAAATCTTGTGAGACTCTGCTGTACCAGGTCATCAGTAAGATTCGTCGTAGTCTTCGTCAAAATCTAAGTCATAATCGTCCTGGCGAATTTCGACCAGTCCATCTTCCGGAGTCTCTAGGTAGTAATCTAATACTTTCTTGATATCAGTGTCCCCTCGAAATGCCTGTTTAATCTCGGTTGGAGAATAGTCTTCCTCAACTAAGTAATTAACTAGCATTTCGGCGGCTCCGTTAATATCTCCTGTCTCAATATTAGTCTTGAGCAGTTTCCAGATTTCATTAACCACCGCTAGGCTCATTCTACTGCATCCTCTTCTTCGACTACGGTGGGAATGATCTTCGCTGCCTTTTGTTCAAATTCCGCCATAACAGTATCTAAACAACTGTCATCATTTCGTTCCCATCCCTTACGAAACTTCTTGATAGTGGTCCCGTCAAGACGAGTATAAACAAGCGAATTGCCTTCCTTATTAAGCATTCCGGCCTTTTCGATCAAGTCAACTAGACCTGAATAAGGACTCATACCGGTCTCATATGGAATCTTAACTTGCACAGATTCGAAGGGCTTCGCATAACGAGTTTTCATGATCTTACATGCAGCACGAATTCCCCTGACTTCGGAAATCTTGTTGCCGTCTTCATCTTCCTTGAGTTTCAATTTCTTCATCGCAACTACGATTGACGATGCGTAGACGAAGCCTTGACCACCTGAAATCTTGTCATCAGGATCAAACATGTCTTGTGATGCATAAGTGTGGTTAGTAGCAACCAATCCAACATTATGATTACCGAACATGTTTACGCAGTTACGAACAAGTGCAGTCAGTGCCTTAGGCTTGCGGCCCATGTCACCCTTCATGTCGCCTGCTTCGAACTGATTAACATCAGTAGGAGTGAGCAACATGCCAAGCGAGTCGATGATAAACAAAACTTTAGGCTTCTCAGGGCCGTCAGGAATAGCCTTATAGCCCTTCATGAATTCATGAATAGTCCTAGCAACGTCATCGATCATTGCCATGTTCAACTTAAGTAGCTTTTCTTCACTGGTGTCAACGCCGAGAGCATGTAGCCAGGCTTCGTCTAGGGCATTTTCACTATCAATGAGTACGACATAGATGCCCTGCTCTTGGGCATGTCGTACTAGATTTCCTGAGCAAATGAATGATTTACCTGCGCCTGACTCTCCGGCAAAGACAGTAACTTTACCAAGCGGCACACCTTTGTTAAAATCTCCGCTAATAAGATAGTTAAGTGCATGATTACCTGTACTAATCCAATCTGTTGGGTCGTTGAACCCGATACTAAGACCGTCAATGGCCTTAGTGATGTCCTTACGGAAACGGCTTACGTCAAAGGGTTTTGACAAGTTGTATTCTCCTATCTGATCTTTGCAACTTTATCATTGAATGATAATTTTTCAAGTAATTCGGGGCTATTCTCTGCTAATCGGTCGATGTCGTAGTCACTGGGATAATGACGTAGAATACCCCTCGCTCTGTCTCGAATGATACTAGGAACTCTGGGGGTTTTTCCAGGATCGCATAGTTCTTCCAATAGTTTTTTACCTTGCTTTAACGCTCGGTATCTTTCGTCTGATTTTGTCATTGCTGTTTCCTTTATATCATTTAGGGAGAGACCAAGCCTCTCCCTAAATGGTCTTCCTACATCTGACGAGCGCGGATCATCTTTAGAATGTCCTGGGCCTTATCGCTTGACGATTGAGACTTCTGAGGACTAACAGTTGACTCATTTACTTCAAAAGGGGGAGCATCATCTACGTCGTTAAACTCCGGAGAAGTTGCGGTGGTGCTAGTTCCAGTAGTCACCGATTGTTTTGTCGCAACAGCACCCGCAGGAGCCTCGACACCATATGGACGATAATATGCACCCCACTTTTCAGTGTCATAAGGACGACCGTCAACTGATGCTTCGAACATTTCCTTAATGATGCGAAGTTCAGCTTCACTTGGCTTCTTTGGCAGGAAGTCGGCAAGATTGTATAGCCCATGTGCTTCAATCGCTGCTATTTCAGCTTCAGTCAACGGGGTTTCCTTGCGAGCCCAACTTGACGTGGTATATTCTGCAAACCCTCCCTTACCCGGGGTCTTGCGGATATTGAAGTCGAGTCCCCTGATGTAATCGGTTGGCAACTCTTCCATCTCAGGATCCATCAACGATGCCTTAATGATCGTTTGAATCTGCGAGGTGACAACAAATCGACGAATAGGGTTAGCTGGCGTCACATCATCGCCGATTGGGTTTTGCCTGACAAAACCCTGATAAATATAAGAACGCTTCTTCCAATACTTATTAGCTAGTTCCTTGAGAGATTCATCCTTATACCACGGGCGAACCTCTGCTAGAATAGGACAGTTATCGCCGTACATTTCTACGCACGGCACTTGAACCGTGACGTTCTTCATAGTATTGTCACCCTTGACGCCATTAAATGGAAGCTTGATGACTTGACGTTCGATCCAAAAGAATGTGTTGTTTGGATCAGCATCTGGGAGGAATCGGACTGTAGCAGTAGTACCTTCATCGATGTTCCAATGAGGATAAATTGCGTTATCTGATTGTGTATTTGAACCTTTATTTTGGTTCTTATTTTCTGCTGCGGCGATATGTGCGCGGATTTCTTGAAGTGATGCCATTTTGTTTTCTCCTGTTAAAATGTGCTATGTGTTGAGCTTTAGTATGTGATTTATGTTTGCTGTCGGAGACAACTACCACAGTGTTCAATATACTAGATATCAAACCCTGTGTCAATATATTTATGCCAGTAATGGGTAAGTAATATAATAATTTAAGATTCATCCACTCCAAGTAACTTAGCCAAACGCGAAGTCTTTATTTTTTTCTTTCTATTATGCTTTGCCCGTCCTATCGGAGTATCATCAGTATTGTCCGCATCATCGTCATCATTCTTGTCTGTTGCAAGATCAATCACTTTTTTCATACCATTCGTAGTCTTAAGTAATTTTGTAATTTTTTCTTTACGATAATCAGGCATTTCATCATACAAATTCAATATTTTTTCAGCCATAGATTTGCTAAACTTCTTTGTACCGTCTTCTAACTCAATCGAACCAGTTGTTCCTTCGTCAGCGATCTTACGTAGTTGGCTAATTATCGAAGGATCTGATTCTTTTGTGAATAACAATGCTAGATTGCTTTCCTCTACCTCATCTTTTTGGTTCATCCAACCTTCTTTTTCTTCACCAAGCTCTAACTTCTCGCTGATAACATTATCAGCCCAGTTTTCGAGCATATTAACTTCATTCATTTCTGCTATGTTCTTCCGAAGGCGAGAGAGGATTGGCATAACCGATTCTATCCGAGGATCCATGGTTTCCTGCACGAATAATTCATTGATGGTGTCGTCATTCTCATCTTCCATGAGAGGTGGTGACCATGATTCGAAATAAGCATTATAGCCACGATGTCCTCGCATCTTGCCTAACGATTCACGTAGTTTATTATAGTGATTGATACCTTCTAGAACTAGTTTCTGCGTTGATTCAGTAAACTCGCCGTTACGTGTTGCGCGAACAAATCCAGCCATCTTATTATATTCTTCGCACAACTTTTTGATATGGTTCCAACGATCATCGTTAGGAACGCCGCCCTCGGCAATATGGCGAGCATAGATTTGTGCTACACCAGGCTTAGTAGTGGGAGCTAAAAAGCGTTCTCCGTGTATATTTTCAAGGTAGATTTTTGCTACATTGTGATACCGCTGTTCACCTTCTTCGATGTTGCGGTTATGTTGAAGGACGATCTTTACATTCGGTACAGCGTCATTGTAACTTCTAGCCCTGCCCATTGAATGATATCCTTCAACAACTTGGTTGTTTTTTTCACGATTGACTAAGTTCTGCTGAAGTTCAGCAGGAGAACCCTTGGTGACCTCGCGATTCTTCACAAATTCCCGAGTAGATGGGCTTAATGTTTTTGTAGATGTCTTAATAGTATCCACGTCATTCAGTCCTTTTTCCCAACCTGCCAGACCACGCTTGAGTGACTTTGCACCCTTCTTTAGCGTATCCTTTAGGCCTTCTGCTACTCGCTCTTTCATCTTGAGATACTCCCGTTGTCTCATGCGATCCCCCAATTGATCTTTGTTAGATAGGTCGAAGTCAAGTTGTCTGCGTTGCGCCCAGTTCTTCAAATGTTTTAAAAATCCCTCCCAAGTATCATCATATTCTACTCCCGGAGTAATATTGTCAGGACTGTCGGCTTGCTCATCGTCAAAATATACGGTCACTTTACTAGAATCATCGAGACTGACCCAAACTTTACCATAGTCTGTGCCGTCTTTTTTAAAGGTAAATTCTATAACATCAGCTTCCTGTGAAACGCGAACCCGTTGGTTCTGACTATTGAGCGGTACAGGAGTATAGCCTCTAACTTTTAAGAGGTAATACAGTTCATTGTTGAAACTTTCAGTATATCGTGCCATAATACTATTTAGTCTTCCTGTGATAAATAACATTTCAACGCTTGTCTCGCGCTAATGCTTTGAAGTAGCAATAGTTATATTTATTCGATTAATACCCGCAATGTAATCTATCAGAAGAAAACCAAAGAGCTGGTAAATAATGACAAACACAACTTTTGAGAAGAAAGATGTAAACCACAATCCCATGAAACGATTAGCTAGACGTAGCCGTTCAGCGCAAATTATGACGACCTGTCCACATTGCAGGAAAACAACCGGTAGTATCAATTACAAAAAGTATCACGGTGATAGGTGTAAGTTTAAGAAATGACTGCAAAGAAAGGTAAAGGCGGGATAATGTCATCATGGTCCCTGATTTGGCTCTCTAAGTCACCGTGATAATCTGCTAGTTGTGTCATAATTCTAACCGCTAATAGTGAAGCCATTACCAAATCGTCATGGTCTCCTACTTTAGCCGCATAGCTTCCACCAGAAGCTACAAACGCTTTGAGTTCGCTGATGAGTGATCGGCTATGAATAGACATCTTCTTTGATTCTAGCAATGTTTTGAATTTAGCACACGCGGCAAGCTTAGGTTTGTTAGTGGTAGTGAATCCTCTTCTACCTTTACCTGGCTCACTAATAAAGATACCTGGTATATTAGATTCTCCATACTCGTTTAATGATACAATAGCAGCCTGCCCAATGCCATTATTTTCTATTGAGTAATATATATTATTTGGTTCACCTGTGATCTCAGTGATATATTTGGTGATCTCTGCTAGTAGTTTAACCTGACTAGGAATGTCTGTTTTGTTGTGTTTCCATTCACCTATCTGCGTAGTAGTACTTGCTTCAAATATTTGAATAGCAGCAGGATCGCCTCCGGTACCTAAAGAAGGATCCAGCGCAACTACGTATAACCTACCCTTCTCGGGCTTTTTATACCAGCGGACCTGACCCATTCGGTTGATAGGCTCAACACCCTCAAGCATGATCAGTGTGTTTGGGTTTATCAGAGTCTCGTCCGCAATAATAAATTCGCAATTTATCTCTCGGTTGAAACGATCATCGCCTAGTTGAGCTTTCATCTGGTCAGCCCAAGCATCATCTCTGCCGGGCTGCTCACGCCAGTAAGCACGATAAGCCTTAAAGCCGTTGACCCCTACGTCTGTCGTGTTACCAAATTCATCTTCAGTCTTGTTGGCCATCTTCCAGATTAGAGCGAACTGATCTTCGTCTGAGTTCGGGGTCGATGTGATAATTGCCTTACCACCAGTTGCTAGGGTAGGCGTGATAGAAGTCCAAAATTCTTTAGCGATGGAAGGGCGGACGAACGCAAATTCGTCAAGATACAATAGTGTGATGGACATACCACGACCTGTGTTTTCAGTCGTAGTAGCAGACACGATGCGTGATCCATTCTCAAAGTCAAGCGAACCCTTATTGTATGTGGTCACACCAGCTTTAATGTGGTCAGGGCAATTTTCGTATGCGTATCTGATACGCTGCATGATTTCTTGTGCGCCGGTGTATTTGTGTGCTGCAATTAGAATAGTAGAATCAGGATTGAACATTGCATACCAAAGAAGATAGCCGGCGGCAGATGTTGTCTTACCTGACTGTCTAGGCATGAGGCTGATACTAAAGCGATATTTGTGATATGTATCAATTAATCGTTCTTGGAACTCCCAAGGGTGATAGTTCATGCTGCCCTTAGTAGGATGCTGAATCATAAAGAAGTTATCCATGAAGTATAGATAACCTGTGTCTGGATCGCAGCACTTCATGAAATCATCAAGTTCTTGCTGAGTCTTGAAGACCGTCTTCTTGTACGGATCCTTAATTAAGGTTGGTGTATTTGCCATATGAATATTTAGTAGTTTAGAAGTGTTAGGTTAATTCTTGCCAGCCTAATTCAGCTAATACATCAGCGTTATTTGATGTTGCCGCTAATGCTAAGGTGACAACATCACTAACACCTGCCAGTGTTCTTCCTAACTGGAACTGGAAGAAATCTACAGTACTCAGTTGAGTAAGTTCTCTGGCTGCGGCATATCCTGATTGAATTTCTAAGCCGCCGCTGACAGCGGTTGCAGCCAAATCATATTGCACGGTGCCAGTTGGACTGGTTCCTGCAAAAGTAGCGCCAGTCAATGTGGCATTTTGCAACAATGTCCAACGATAATAGTTTACACTGGTACTCAATACATCAATCTGTCTAGGGAAAACAATACTATCTAATCTAGTGGGAGCAAGTCTGATACTCACTACCGGATAATAAACGCCACCTGTAGATAGTCTTTTTGTTGTAGTTCCGGTACCTGCGGTCTGTGTAGTTCCGAAACTGTTATAGCCACCTTCACTGATAACTGTGCTACAAATCTGCGTCATCATACTAGCACCGCTAGTTGCGCCTGCATTAGTGATTTCATAGCGTATAGGCAATGTAGCGGTAGTCATATAGACTTTCGTATTACCAGGTTGGTTAGCATGTTGAAATGTGTGGCATAAAATATAAGTGCCGTTGATGATAAAGCCTACACGAACATTTCCTACACCTAACCACTCAACATCGGCATAATAAATCTGTGTACGATCTGGGTATAGTGCGATGCCTGATGGGTTTGTTGCACCACCTGTTCCGGTTAGTCTATCACCGTTCCAAGCATCTTGTCTTACTCGTTCTTCTACACCGGTAGAACCTGAACGAATAACCATATAGTTAAATGTGCCATCATTCTCAAAGAATACACCATCATTAGCACCAAACAATCCTGCACGTTGGCGTAGATTTGTCTTTGGGGTGTTCATACAGAATGTAAGCAATGTTAGTTGGCTTTTGCCCGGCTGGTAAGGGAATACTTTCTTAGTTTCTCTTATCACTGAGTCACCTGCGGACAAGCCTACATTAAGTTGGAAAGAACTTTGTGCTGCAACATAAGTCACATTACCGGTGCCATTAACAGTACTACTAAACTGCGCGTGGTCGTAGTATCTTGCATTAGTGTCAAATAATGTGTAGGGTTCACTTACACGCAATCTACCAAACGCATCACTAGTAGCACCGCTGAATCCAGAAATAATTACGCTGGCATTATTATCAATAGTCGCAGTAAGATTACCCGTAACAGGTAATGCGTTTCCTGCAAGACTTATATTTCCTAAACTTGAAACACCAACATTACCTGACACAATGACATTGCTACCACTGACATTGGCATTCACATTACCGCTTACTGGAAGTGTGTTTCCTGTGAGTACGACATTTCCTAAACTCGTAACGCCAACATTACCTGATACAGAGACATTACCTCCTGTAATAGTAGCATTAACATTTGGCATTGTGCCAATATTAACATTTCCTGTAACACCTACATTACCATCTACAGTAATACTTCCGCCACCATCTACTACAGTGACATTGCCGGTGATACCCGCAATGTTACCTGTAATGCCGCTAACTGCTACTGTACCGGTAACCGCAGCATTGACGTTGCCACCTGATATAGTAACATTGCTGTTGCCGTCAATACTGACAGGCATCCAAGGAACTGTTAGTTCCCCGCTTGTTCCAATTTCTGAAACATGTGCGTCAACATTGCCGGGAATGTTAACATTACCGCTAATAACAATATTACCCGTAAACCCAGTGCGAACAAATACCTGTCCGGTATCTTCGTTAAGTTCTAACGCTTGGTTGATATTACGTAGATACCAGGGCGCTACATTCGATGGTTCGGGCTCGGCCATAAAAAAATACTCTCACATTTCTGTGAGAGTATTTATCTTATTATTTTATATCTAAGGGTCTAGCCTTCGTTGCAACTATACAATAATACTTTTCAGTGACCTTTTTAGTTTCGCCATCTTCGGTTGGAATATGAAGATCAAATTCAAGATTGTTAAAGCTATCAATCTCAAACCCGCAGCGAATTAGTAAAGCAGCTAATTGATTTGCTCCGAGAATACTATAGTGATTGAGATTATACTCATGTTGTCGTTCACAGTCGGGAGCAGGAACTTCGATGTAAATCTTCGAACCCTGCTTAAGAATACGATTGTATTCCATCAATGAGAAGACAGGATAGGGTGAATGTTCAAGAGCGTGACGAAGGAAGATGAAATCAACTGATTCGTCATAGTACCCGTCTTTTTGTGGTAAGAAAGATAGATCATATTTCTTGATCGCGTGACCTTTACTCTCACAGATGCTGACATCTTCAGGACTTAATGTTACTCCAGTTAGATTAGTGTATTCTCTGTCCTTCATTTCATCAAGAAAATAACCCGGTCCACATCCTAAATCAAGAATGTGTGCATCCTTAGGTAAATGCAGTGGATCGATGTACGTTTCTACTACTTGTTTGGTGAGACGTTGATGAAATTGACTGTCGCCTTCAGCATATATGTGGGCAGTATATATGTACTCGTTGTAAAACTTGAGCTTTATCAGGTCTAGTGTTTGATTAATATCTATCATGCATTTTTCTTTCTTGGAGATATAATTGGGTGCCAAAGTGCCATCATAATATGATTGCCTCAGTCGCCGATGTTTATATTATTGTTTTCGTAAAATTACTTATGCTAGTTAAAATGAAGTATTATTTTTTTATAGTTGTATGAACTGCCGAGGGCCCGAACCAACTTCTTCATTTTTTGTATCCCTTAAAGGGCTTGATAGGACTTTGGTTTTGTGTACTATCTAATTCTTTGCTAGACAAATCGCCATTATTCAAATCTTTAAAGGGGATTCCTGCTGCTTTATATGCTATCTTTAACATATCCTGTTCTAGTTCAGTATAAGGGTGGGCGGTATTATTTTTACCTGCCCAGCTCTCGCTACTTAAATCAGGGATACTTTTTCCATCAGTTGCAGCAACTGCCATCATAACTCGGTTTAAATCGTATGTTCTATCATATTGACTTACTGCAAAAGTATTTAACCCAACGGTAGATTGCTGTTGTCGTTTAGATAGTTTTCCTTTAGTCTCAGTAATGAACTCATGCGCCCTCATTTCTTGTATCCTTTAAAGGGCTTCATGGGTGATCCTGTACCCGTGTCTATCAACTCATCACTGGTCAAAGTGCTAACTAGCTTCTTACCACTCTTGTTAACTTTTTTTAGTGCTTGGTCGATGAGATCACCGATGTTTGGGTCGAAAGAAGATACAACTTGATGCTCCCCCCAAAGACTTTCTGCTTCAAACTTGTGCTTAAAACTATTTTGTACGCCGTCATCCTGTCCGTTTTCAGCACGACTTGCTGCAATCGCTAGTCCAAATCTATATAATTCGTAGAAGTCTTGATTCTTAAGATTTGGAATAATATAAGTATTGGGGAGCGGCCGCGCTGCTCTAGTTAACCCATCGTCGCTATCGCCGGGGGCTTTGCCTTCTGTAATAAATTCCCAGGCTCTCATTATGGTTGTTCTGTCGTTATAGGGATATTCGTTTCAGTTGTCATTACTGCACTTACATACCCATCTAATCCTATATCTAGCCCATCGATCGGGCTACCCACCCACATATTTTGTGAAGCAATAAAATGAAATAGTATGTCTGATGTTAATGGTTCACACAAGACTCTTACGTTTCCATTTACGACATCCATGTCGTATCTTGCTAATGCATTGCCGAAAAAAGTAGAACCATATCCAGTAAACTTTACAGTGTTACCTGATGTATTCAGTTGGGCAAATATTTGAATGGTCTGGCTCTGTACGACATCAGCAGAATATATATGAAACTCACCCATAGTGAAAGTATTTGCCGCAGTTTCGAATATCACTTGACCTGATGTGTTACCTGTAGTGTATGCGCTACTGGTATTTGTGTAGGTATAGAATAGATTCGCGAAGTTATTGTTGATTTTAGCGAAGGCAATGCGTAATGGATCTCCCTCACCATCATTCGGGAGTGCGCCTATATTGATAATTTCTTGTGTGGCCATATGGGTCTTCCGTCGTTATGAAGTATTTATCAAACGGATTACCGTTTATTACTTCTCACCGAATGACCAAAATGGTTTTGGCTTAGTAGCGGTGTCGAAAATCTTCTGTTGTTCGTTGTACCAATCGTTCCATGCTTGATTCTGTTTCTTACATTTCGCGTACTTCACATAGTTTTCGGTGATGGCAATCATTACATCGCTGAGCTTGGCATTTTCAGCTAGGCGAGTTAGGGTTTCGCAATCTTGCCGTAGTAATTCTGGTGCTTCTGGAAAGGTAGTAGTTACTGGAACTGCGGTGTGGGCACAAGAAGCGAGTAAAAAGCAAGCAATGACAATTATTTTTTTCATGGTTTGTCGGGCTCCGAATCACTGCTTAATTCAGCAGCTAGATTGTGTGCATGTACTACGTCAGGTGAGATAGTGCATTCACCGTCGATAGCAGGAGCGTTATCACGTATATACTTGATTACGGTGTCTCCCTTTTTAGTAACGACCTGAGTCTCAGTAACATACCTAGTGACTACTTCGACGTTTGCCTTTGCTGCTTTAGTTCTCGCGGCTGCTAATTGCACTTCTAATTTAGCAACTCGAATTGCCTGTTCTTCTTTAGAGGCAAGGCCTCCTTGGAGATATAAACCGGTTCCTAATAGGAGAAATCCTATTATCCTAATTAGAGTCGTATACGAATATATAAACGGAATCATCCTTAATAAAAAGGATGCTGCAACAAGTACCACACCGGACGCAAAGATCAGATGAATGAATAGAACGGGAAGGATTGTTAATAACCACATGATACTATTATTTATACCTCTGCGCGAGTTCTATAATTTCTTTATCTATCATAGAACTTCTTTACTTTATCAATTACATAAGTCACTTCAATGTCAGTAAGTTCAGGATATATAGGAAGACTAAGCACGCCGCGACTAAGCATCACGCTGGTACTCAACAGATTTGGTTTTACTAAGCCAGTCGCGACAGGAAGCTCACTTAATGCATAAGGATAATGGATCTTAGAAACAACACCATGTTCTTTCAGGTATGAATGTAGGTTGTTTCGATCATCGGTGTAGATTACAAATTTTTGATATGAATGGTGATATGCCCCTTCTGAGAGACACCTTAGCGGAAGGCCGACGAACCCTGACAGATACATCTCTGCTATCTGATTGCGCCTTTCTTGCCATTCATCGATATACTGCGCTCGGACTAAAAGATGAGCGCAATCGATCTCGCTCATCTTAGAATTAGTGCCATGATAATTGTGTTCTGGTTTTCCGTTATTTTTTTTCTCGCGCACGAACTCAGCGAGTCCTTTGTCACGAGTAACTACGGCGCCGCCGTTCCCAGATGCATTCAGATTTTTTGTAGGATCAAAACTGATTGCCATACCCATACCTACGTTACCGAACGCTGAAAGCCAGTGTTGTGCTCCGTCTACTATAGTACGCTTATTAAAGTAAAGCGGGGCTTCGGCCCCATACAGTCCTACATAACAATGATAGACATGATTTGATATACCCGGAAGGCTAGAGAGGTCTTCTAGATTGTCAACGGGTAAACACCCGTATTTGTTGGTATCGCTAAGTTCTACTTCCCAATCATTGCTTAGAAATGCATTCAATGTTGCAGGGTATGATAGATCAGGAAGTATAATCTTAGGTTTCGACGAGTTATCAGATAACGCCCGAAAACGAACATACTGGGCAATGAACTCTAGAGCCTGTGTACCACTGTGTGTTACTATCGCGTAATTGCACTTGTTTTTTTTAGCCAGCCAGGTCTCAAACTTGTGGGTGTATTCTCCGTCGACTAAGATACCCTCATTGAGGACATCGTCAGTCGCTTGCAGTAACTCATCCCTAAGATTGCTATATTGACGTTTAAGACCGAAGTGCGGTATTGTTAAGATAGTCATAGTATCGCTGAACGCCTTCTAAGATGTTAACTGTGGGATTGTAGCCGAAATCTCTACGAGCAGCACTGATGTCTAATGCGCCTCTGCTAGGGAAAGTGGTGTCTCTCTCAGTAATTTTTAATGTGCCTTTGCCTGCTATCTTAGTTACGATTGACGCTGCTTCATGCAGCGAGACTCCGTTACCGCGTGTTATATTATATGTATTATTCATCGCAGTGTCGCTCAGTGACGCTCCTACGATGCCTGCTGCGGTGTCTTCTACGTAGGTAAAGTCCAGTCGTTCGTCTGGTCCATTAACTTCTAAGAGTTTATCTTGCATTGCAGCTATGATAAATTTGGCTATAACTCTATCGTTGACATCTAATGGCCCATATACTGCGCTTGGCCGAAGGATCGTGTAGTCAAAACAGCCGCGGTTAGCATAATCTTTGACCAACATTTCACCTGCTAACTTCATTATACCATATTGACCAATTGGATTGCACGGTGCACGTTCATTGGTTACGCCGGCAAAATCACCATATACCATACTGCTGCTGATGTAGACAAAACGCTTGACCTTATGTTTAGCTGATACTTCGCATAGGTTAAGCAATCCTTCTGACATCGTGCGAGAAGCTGCACTGGGATCAATACCAACTGCTTTCTGCCTAGGAAAACTGGCTAGATGAATCACTGTATCAGGCTTGAATCCACTGAAGGTTCTGTCTACCGAGCTTTGGTCTACGATGTCGTATGGATGACACATTGCGTCTACTTTTTTGGCTCGCTCTTTCACTAATGCAGTAAGTTCGATACTTGATACGATACCATAATTGGTATAATTGTCAACTACCAGCACGTCGTGTCCTAACTGTTCCAACTTAGCCACGACATTGTGCCCGATGAATCCCATACCGCCTGTCACTAGAACTCTCATTACTTGAAATCCATATACGGAGCAATCTCATGATCAAATATTTTCGACATATCACGATACAATGATTCACGTTCTCTTTCGGTCATACCGGAGTTAAGAGTATACATTCTATCGTCTTCGCTGATGGTGAGTCCATAATCGTGCCTATATGTGAGACACATATTATTGATAATTTGTTCTCTAGTACGGGTCATCAGAACTTCAATCTCCAAAAAGTGTATAGTTCAGGGGTAAACTTTGCGATAACACAACATCGATATTCAAAACAGTTATGGTCAATTTCCCTATGCCATGAAAGTTCTACGTTGTTATCTTTCAACCATCTACACATCTCACCTTTTTCCCATCGACCGAATGTTAGTCCGGCTACTATTTCTGCATCGTCGCGGAACAGATCGACACTGAAGTTAAACACGTTAGCTTGCTTCATACTGCCATAATAGCCGGCAATGCCAGATGAGATTGATAATCTAATAGTTTCATGTCATCGATGCCGAATCCATTGATGTCAGTGATATCTGGGTTCAACCAAAGCTTAGGTGATGGGAACGGAGTCCTGGAAAGAAGTTCCCTTACTTGAGGCAAGTGGGTCAAATAGATATGAGTATCGCCGGTGCTGATAATAAGTTCACCGACTGTTAAGTTACATACTTGAGCAATCATATGCGTTAATAGTGCATAACTTGCGATATTAAAGGGGGCGCCTAAGAACACATCAACGCTACGCTGATACATATGGCAGCTTAGTTTACCCTTACTCACGTAGAATTGACTCATAACGTGGCACGGGGGCAAAGCCATCTGATCAAGCTCGTCTACGTTCCATGCACTGATGATATGTCTACGACCGTTAGGATCATTCTTGATGCCTTCGATCAATCTGGTTACCTGATCGATACCGCCCCAATCTCTCCATTGTACCCCATATACTCTGCCTAGATCACCTGGATATTTAGCATTGGGTTCCCAATAAGGAGCTGTAGCATTTCCTGACCAGATCGTACTATTAACTGGATCTTTTGTCCCATGCAATATTTCAGCTAACCGTCTTTCGTCCCCACTTCCTTCCAAGAACCAGATGAGTTCCGACGCACATGCTTTCCATGCAAGTTTCTTAGTCGTGATAGCAGGAAAACCTTTTTCTAGGTCAAACCGAAGTTGCCGACTAAACACGCTGATGGTGCCTACCCCTGTTCGGTCTTCTCTTGTTTCTCCGTTCTCAAGGATATCTTCTAGCAGTTCTAAATATACGCGTTCGTCCATTTTCTTTTCCAAATTTGGTATACATGATCACTGAACATATCTTCATACGTGCAGCAAAATGTATTCTCTAATTTTATTAGAGGAATGAATGTATCGCAAGTGTATTCGGCAAAAGTTTTTGTTAGATGTATTTCGTTGATCTGTTCCCAGCAACTATCGATTAACTTCGCCCCGCCGATCAGCCAATACCAATCAGAATGGTTGGTTATCTCTGAGATACAGGTCACACCTTGACATTCGAAAGGTCTTGATGTGACTACGATATTCATGCGGTTAGGTAATGGTTTTCTCGGAAGACTATCCCAAGTATTACGTCCCATGATGATAGGTTGCCCCCCAGTAAGTCGCTTGAATCTTGGCAAATCACCCTGGATGTTAGTCCAGGGTAACTTGTTTTGGTAGCCTATTCCCCCATTGGGATCACATGCCAATATCAATTTCATAATCTGTTCAACAACCGATCTGTTTCAGGTTGCACATGATCAGCTATGCTCTGTACATTAAGTACAAATTCAATGCCGAGTACGTTATCTTCCAATTCGATCAATCTTCTGCTTATTATTTCTTCAATTTGTTCTGGATCAACGCCCTGAGACAACATTTGTTCAACGTTGATTGTTCTTTGCTTTTTTCCAACCAGTTTTAGCACTAGCTTTCTAACAAATTCTACTGGAATCTTTTCTTTTTCGACGCCCTCGATCAACCGTTCCCATTTTTGTAAAAATTCAGGGGACATTTACCTCATTAGCCTTATGCAATAGCAGCAACCTTTTTCGGGCGGCCCCGTGGTTTATCGGACGTATTAGCAACCGTAGTGGTTGAAACAACAGTTGGGTCCAGCGAACGTGCTTCATTCAGCAATCTATCAGCTTCCGCCAATAGCCCCTTTGCTTCATTGCTCATTCGTTCTGCTTGCTGACGTAGATTGGTAGCAAGTGCAGTGTCATCCAAAGCATCACCTGTTGACTGAACTCCGACTGATTCCGTTGGTCGTTCTCCCCGCATCTTACGAGCAACCGTAGCAGCGTCTTGAATTCCGCGGCTGCTGTCGATTTCAGCTAATCTTTTAACTGCATCTTCGCCTAGTTGCATCTCGTCGAGGATCTTATTGAGGTCGCTCAATCTAATTTTTGTGTTTGGTGCCGGAGTCATCATGACTTGTTCAGTCTGAATCTTCTTCAATTGTCCTTCAGCATGTAGTTTTTGAAGGATAATATGCCCGTCTCTAGTATGTGTACGATTCAACGCATCCGCGAGGTCTTGACTATGTTGTCCGATGTCACTCTCAATGCACTTGATCAATGGGTCATGGATATTCTGATTGAGTAATTCAGTGTAGACGACTAAAGCCATATGCGGCTCGCCTGGCACTTCGCGGAATACTACTGCAACCTTACGGTCTCCGTGTTTACCCACATGCCGTGTAAAATTTGCCATTATTAAGTCTCCTTTAGATTAATAATAGTATTTAACTAGAAAACCAAACGGTTAAAAATTTATCCCCAAACCAATTGATAAAAAAGAGCCTCTTTGGGGTCTTCGAACGCCACATACTTCCAACTCGTGCAAAATCTACCAGTCAGCTTTTCTAAGATCCAATTCCTAGAGTCACTGGTGTGTATCGCAGTAGTAAGGACAAAATGTTTAGGAACATATTTTAGTTCCCTGTCCATGTACCATTGATTTATATTAATGTCATCGATTGTCAATTTCATTTCGCACCAGATAATAATCTGTAGCCACTATGCCTTGACGTGATCAGTATAATACGCCCAAGTACCAAAAGGAGGAGTAATAGTGGTTGAGCCGTGGATAATCCAAACCACATCAGTATAATCCGGATCTCCCCAGCTACCGCAGGGCATTCCGTCGGTAAAGACAATCAACCGATTAGGTTCAACTGCATTTTCCTTGAGATAATCAAAGATGCACGTGAAATCGGTCCCGCCGCCGCCCATCAGGTTGTATTCTTCAATATTTTCCATATTTTCAGAAGTGAACTCTTGCATGTTATAGACCTTAGTATCGAAACATGCGATACGGATGCGATATCCAGCAAACGATTCCATCATGCCTGCAACTTCACTGATGAACTGCATACCCTGTTTATTAGAGATCGATCCTGACATATCCATCATCACGGTCACATCGATCTCTTCACCCGGAGTCATACCTGGCATAACCGCATCCATGTGCCAACTACGACGAGAAGGACGCAGCCAAGTATAATCGTTTTTGATAGCAGAAGTCAGATTGGTTTGGATCAGTTCGTTCCAAGGCATGACTGGATCAGTAAGCTGCTTGATCATACGCTCAACTCCTTGAGGAATCGAACCTGCTTCAGCAGACTGTGCTGCGTTAATGATGGCTTGCTTTACTTCCTGACGAACCTTTTCGCGTTCTTCAGCAGTCATGCGCGGACGGCCGTTTTCGCCACCTTCACCATCTTCGTCACCGTCACCCTCGTTGCTCATATGATCGTCGATCATCTTGTCGAGCAGGTCTTCGATGTTGATGTACTGAACATTCTTCATCAGATCATCGTAGATGAGTTCGGCAGCCATGCTAGCATATTTGGTTTCATACAAGCAAGGAACCGTCGTGATGAACTCGCCAATCTTATGCTTCTTCAAGTCAGCATTCACTGCATAGTCGGCAGCGATATTCCAGATTTCAGGATCACGGCTGTCGCGACGGTCCATATGATCATAGACAACATGCAATACTTCATGACCGACCAGAAATTCAACTTCCTTAGTCTTGAGCATCATGATGAAGCGAGAATTGTAATAGAACTTCAATCCATCTGTTGCAGCGGTCGGGCACCACTGGTCAGCATTGATAAGCTGAAGGCGAGTAGCGAGATTACCAAAAAACGAATGGTTGAGAAGGAGACCGATGCGTGCAGTGATGAGACGTTCACGTGCGAGATGATCTACCGACGGGTCAGTAGGGCCAACCAAATGTTCAAATTTCTTGCTGCGATTGCGCTTAGTTTTTTTAGTAGACGTAGTGCCAGGAATGACTGCGCTCATCGAGATAATCCTCTGCTTGATCTTGTCTTAAATATAATATGGATGAGACTAAATGTCAAGACATTTATTGCCAAGAAATCGGGGAGAGGCTGTCTCTAACCTCTCCCCGGGAGCTAACTCTGATTAGCTTGCTTCAACGATGTACTTGCCGTACTTCTTATGAAAGGTGTCGAAGTTCGACAGGCGCTGCGGCTCGATAGGCAGCTTGTAAGTCTTCAGTGCGATCTTTGCACCCATCACGACCAGTTCCGTTTCGAAGTTCTTCATGATGTATTCGAAGAAATTGTCAGCCATCTGATGGAACTGCGCGGTGTCTACTTTCTTGTTATCGAGAGCTTCCTTCAGTTCGTAGCACATAGAAATCGTCAGCGAGTACATCGCAGAGATTTCTTTCACCTGAAGGTCCTTGACCTTACCGCTAAGAATATCAGCAGGATTGGGCATACGACTGGCAACCTTACGATGCGCCATGAACTTCACCCCGAGACCTTCGCCGACGGAACCTGCAACCAGATTGAGGAGCGTATCAGTGTCAGAATCCTCGTCGTCGAGCAGGTCGCTCACGAACGTCCACGTGCGCGGAGTAGCGAATGCGCGCGAAGACGACTTCGCATCAAAATCATACAGATCCTGCTTAGCGAACGAAAGGTAACCAACGACATCCTTGTGAATACCCTTATTGACTGCCCACTGTTGCCAAGCAGCGAAGTCAGGCTTCATTTCGATGTGAACGAAGCGATTAGCAAGGGGCATGGGCATACGATACGTGACGCCCTTGTCGCTTTCGCGGTTACCAGCAGCAATGATGACAACGTTATCGGGCAGCTTATACTTACCGACACGACGATTAAGAACCAGCTGATAGCCAGCCGCCTGGACAGAAGGCGGGGCCGAATTCATTTCGTCGAGAAAAAGAACAACAATAGGATATTGTGCGGCGAATTCTTCCGTAGGAAGATCGACGGGCTCGGCCCAGTCCATCTTGCTGATGTCCTTATTATAGAAGGGAATACCGCGAATATCAGTAGGTTCCATCTGCGCCATGCGCAGATCGATCATGATACCGCCAAGTTCATCCGCAATATCGGAAACGACTTCGGACTTGCCGATACCCGGAGGACCCCACAAGAACACCGGGCGCTTTGCCTTGAATGCCTTATGAATAGCCTTGCGGGCTTGAATAGAAGTAATCGCGAGATGATCAGAAACGTGAGACATTTAGTAGCTCCTTGAAATCTAGAGAGCGCGTTAGTGCGTCTCTCTCTATGTTCTTACTATACGACGCCATGAGGCAGAAGTCAACATATATTTTGTCTGAATGACGTTTTTTAGCTCATTAATTTGGCTATGATCAATAGCTTTTCTAGGTGGTCGATCATATTGTCCAAACGGACTTTACATTCGTCGACCTTATGAGTTCTACGTGTCTGCCTAGCTTCGACTTCAAGCTGGCTTAGTTCAGTGACTACCCTGACGACATTATTTAAGAGACGGGCTGAATCCTGATTAAAAGCAATGTTGATGTTGCTATGACGGAAAGCATCAACGTATTTGCGGGCTTCTTCTGCGGTGTTGAAACGTTCGCTCATAATTTTATATTATATTAGTTTTGGGTAGAAGTCAATCTATCTTAATACATAGTTGCACATAATATGCCGGTCCAAAAGTTTTAGGATTTCGGTGATCACGGTGCCAGGTTAAGGCAGGCTCAGTTAACGATTGTATTTCTTGATCATCGCAGATACCCAAGCTGCCTGATGATAATTTTGGATTTGATTTCTGGCCCACAGTTCGAAGCTATCAGCCCAAAATTCATAGCGATTTTTTTTTCCATACTCACGTGTGAATGCCTTATGACCGGAAGTTAGGTAATACTTATACATTGCATTTACCTCTCGATCAAAGGCATATGTATCTCGGCATTGATAGTGAAAACGATGCCCAAGTTCATGAAGAATGTTTTCAATTGCAACTTGTTTAGCAAGATGTCTAGGTATATGTGTAACGTCATCCGAATAACGGTACATACCGTTACATTCTGGATTCTCTGGGCTACCGAAATAAAACGTACCATCGGTCACCCATCCAACACCCTTTGCATATAATATACGTTTAACGTCAGCGAGAGCTTCTTTGAAGATATTCTTCTTTGCCTCAGATATCCCATCACCCCATCTGATGACCTTGTTGGAAGGTGTTCGGTAACGTCTATCTGAGATAGGAGGTGAGGTATCTGTGTGTGGATAGCTTGAACTAGTGGGTGCCCTATAGGTGCGACTTGAACTACTAGGGGTCGTATAGTTGAATGATCCGCCACCGGGCAGATCAACTCGTTTTCCATTAATTGTTACTGTAGCAGCTTCGTTTAGTAGTTCTGTTATTTTCATTTTATCTTTCCATCTGCTCTGGCCTGGGGAGGGATGCCCGCTCTGGAAGTCGTGAAGCCGAATGCCTTAGCGTTCTTCTTGATTGCGTCTGGCCTTACATCTACCGTGAGGGCAGTCTTGAATCGTGGATCGTTCTTCTCTTTTGCTGATGGAATGTATCCTGAGGCTTCGTCTAGATTGCTTCTAGCTTTCCAAAACTCTTGGCCATCTGGCTTAACATCATCAGACGGGTGTAGTTTATAATTGAATTTGCGCTCTATCTCGTTATAGATTTTAG